AATTTTCCAACACAATTTGCCGCTGAAGTTTTGCTATCTTTACTGGACGCTTTCCGTGAACTGTCAAAACGAACGTCCCATACCCGGTAGCCGCCTCTAAGTAACGAATTAGCGATAGGTATCTAACGATAACATCAGCTGAGATTTCTATGTTGTCCATATATCCTCCATAGTACGCAATTGAAGCAGTCCATTGATTCTGACGGCTCCCCCACTACCAAATCTATTATATGGTCTGTCTACAATAAAAGTTGTGCACGACTTCGACATCTCGCGAGCGTAGTCTGCGTTTGATTCAATAAAGACATCAAGATCTAGACGTACAATTTCAGCGATTTTGTTTGGCGTGCAAACAACTGGTATGTCACCAACTCCGTAACTACGCAGCCACCCACATGTGGTGTTTAGAAATTCTGGCGGCCGCTCTGTAATAATGATAACGTCAAAGGCGTTTATAAGATAATAGAGTCCCTCTATGGCGCCCTCAACAGGCAGAATGTTTTCATATACACGCTTGTTGTTCTGCCACCACAAGATGTCATCATCTGAAACAGTCGGGTACATCTCTACGAGACTATATGCCTCTGGCTGTCTCGGCTCACCGAAGTATCGGTGTGCAGAGGCGAGCACGTTACATACTGTTCCATTTATTTCTATGCCAACACGAGCATCAACCATTTCAGTGCTACACCCAACGATGTAAGGAATAATAATCCAACAATCTGCAAATTGTTTTCGTGCCTAGAAATTTCTTCCGTGGTACTTGTATACAATGTAGCATCTATCGTTTCCTTGACACATCCGTTGTCCGATAGGCTTAATGTTGGTTGGGTCTGTCCATCCAAGTTCATCTAAGCTCCTACACTCCTGGCATACGCGCTCGTCATTTGCACTAATGTTCCTAGCTAAAATGCCATCGCCTGTCAATCTACCATTTTCCCAGTCCATCTCTACGCGATTGGATATATACAGCTTGTCAATCATTTTCTTTGCGCGCCACGATGCGGCGTGGTTCCCAAAGATTTTGTAGCTTGAGTTGGCATACATCTTTAAGCGATATATAAATGATCCAAGCACTCCGCTAATTGCGGTAGAGATAATATCAAGTGATTGTCCAGATAGTTCATGGAGTGCATTTGTGATTGCCATAGATATATCACGTCGCAGGTTCTTATCCAAGAACCGTGCCTGATATAGCAACTCGTCTGCGATCACCTTGTATCCTTCTAGAGGAGGCCTGTCTCCAACAAACGAAACCCATGCGGCGATCATGCTCTCCGCAACGGATCCCTTTACCTCATCTAGGAATCTGTCCATATATACGTCGATGAGATCTGCCCATTCGTCTTCGTCTCGACCGGCAATATCTTCTGGTAACGCCCCCATCTCTCTTTCGTAGATGCGCATGAGTTCTTGTGCCGCTGCGGATGTGAAGGCATTAGCAGATGATGAAGACGCCAGATTGGCAAACTCAGACAGCTTAGCCTTGTCTACAGGTTTCTTTTCTTCCTTAGCGGGAGTCTCCTTCTTAGCCTGGCTGGCTGGCATCTTTGCGTCACCGGCCTCCTTGCCCTCTGGTGGTGTATCTGGCCCACCCTCTTGTGCAGGTAGGTTTGGCTTTAGTAGTAGTCCAGGAGCGTCAATTTGATCCATACCAACGATTCTTCTTACCTGGTTCTCGGTGTCGAGATTGTAAGTGAGCGCGCCTGCATTAAACAGCGAGCCTATCATTGTAGCGAAGTCTCCAATATCGATCTTGGAGATCTTATCGAAGTAAACCTCTGGTAGTTCTTCTGTTTCAGCGAACGCGTTGAGTTCAAATAGTCTTGGGACTGCGTGTCTATTGATGACCGCCGCGATCTTGTCCAAGAATGTATTCAGTGAGATAATATACAAAGATGACTTATCCTTAATCATTGCATATGATCCACCCTCTCCGCCAATCATGATGAAATCCATCATCATTGTTCTGGCTTCATCCTGCTGGTGTCTTGAGATCACTGATGCAATATCAACAGCGGGCCCGTTGGCTGGCATGTTGTATTCAAAGTCCCATTCAAATGGAAGTACCAAGCCCATGTCGTCGCCGAGCTTAATATTTCTGGCGATACGCTTTGCAGCCGTGGAGTCATCGCTGTCTGGGCTTGTGTCTGCGCTTTCTGGGAGCTTGACTGTAGGAGTACCCGATAGTCGCTCGCATACAACCGCCTCAAGAATAGAGAGGTTCTTTACATAGAACCAGCTAGTGTACGCGCCCTCAAAGCAGCTGATGCCTTCGACATTACCCTTGCCCGCCCCTGTGGTTGTGAAGTGCAACATCTTCTCAATAGGGATAAAAACGCTAGTGCCTTGCCAGTTCTGCCACATTCCCGCGAGGCCGCCGGCGTCATCGAATTCCCAGTGGTCTAGGGTTACGGGGTGTCTAGGTGCCCACTTGCGCCACTCTACGCCGCCTTCGTCTCCCTTCTTGTAGACAATCTCTACATCCATCCATCCGTACACCAAGAAGTACACGATGTCACCCAATACATCCCCGAATGACTTTGACATATTGTTGAGATTGTGCTCAAGGAAGTCTGCTTTATCCTGGTCTGCAGACGTGTCCCCGCCGGGCTTGACGTGGATATTAGAGCCCTGCAGGAACATGCGAGTGGTGCTAATCATCGACGCCCCAACTGGGTCAAGGCGGCTAATCTCGTCAAATACCTTTACCTTTCGCGTGCTTGTGCGTAGGTCTGTAACCCACGACTCTGTAATATTCCCGTTATATTCAAGTAAACCAGGCACACCAATTTCTGCATATTTAACCATCAGACTCTACTATACGAAACGTAGCTGTAGAATTTTCTACAACCCTGCGCTCTAAGTTGTCCTTCTGTAGCAAGTACGCAGATTGCGACATTACTACGAATGAGCCCCAAACCATGAAGCACTGAATTAGGCCATTCCAAATAAATGGTTCTTGGATACCTGCCACTGGCGCGCCGGCGAAGTATAGCCCAACTAGAACGCCCACAAGCACGAGGCCTGATACGGCAACCGCGACCTCTTTCCATTCAGTTGCGGCCCACCACTCTCGTACGCCGGGAACCTTCTCTACAAGGAACGAAAGAATGAACCCGAAGATTCCACTAATAAATTCTGCCGATAGTACTAATCCCATTTTGATATCTCCGTGTTGATCTACGCTATAACTATTCTACAACTACCACAAACCAAATCAAACCTTGCAGCAATCAGTATGGTGACCACCGCCCGCCAATTCTATTTGAGAGACTGCTAATTGCGCTTTTCATTCTTGAGTTACGATTTACACTGTCGTCATCGATTTCTGTTCCTTGCATTGGTATACCGGCTCTGTAATTGGATCCCCCAACGCATGCGTACCTAAGCGCATCCGCGAAGTCACTGCCCTCTTTGCCAAACGCATCACGGTCGAAGTTTCCGTCTGGGAGCTTCTTGCATTTGTATTTCTCGTCAATGGCCTGATGCAGCCTTGGGCATCTCTTTGTATCAATTTTTAGAGAGACTACATCCATATTATCAATGAACATATCTCGTACCATTCCAACTCCATATGCTATGTTGCGCGTGTCCTTTGGTATCGCCCTTGCATTCATATGGTTTGGGAAATCCTTTATTAGATCTCCTGCGGCGCCCTCTGACCAGAAGGCGGATATTGGGACACCGAATTCGTCGAGCACCTGCTGTTTGATCTTCTTGCATGCGGCTATAAGCTTGCTTGGTGTGTTGTTATCACTCGCCCATTCTGCCACGGCCCATCTAAGATGCTTATCATTCTCTAGCAAGTCCGGAGACTCTAGAATCACAACGATGCGGCCCCGTCCTCTCTGGTCTATGCCGGCAAATGCGCGCCATCTTTCAAGATCCTTACGAGAGTATTCGCTAAAGTCAAACTCCTTCTGGTTGTATGAGCCATACTGTGAGTACGCCATGCCGTGTGCGCCACCAGACAGCAATAGGTACTGGAGGGCAAATGATTCTACACTAAGAACCTCATGGTACTTCTTAAGGGCATCTCTGTATTTGTAGTGACCGTCTGAGCGCTCCCCGCGCCCCTTGCACATCTCTTCGCGCTTGTTTGTGTATGGGTTTGTCCAATCAAAGAGAGGGCATCCCTCACATTGATCTGGGTAGTGCCGGCCACAGCTCTCCATAATATCAAAGAGGTCAAACTTATACACCTTAATATTGCGCTTCTCTGCAGAGTTTAGAAGGATCTGCATCGTTCCTGTGGAGTGGTACTGCGAGGAGGCCATCATCGTGATGGATGGATATTTGTCTGTGCTTTGGGCCATACCCATAGCTGTGCTCAACGGCTTTGGATCGATATGGTCCAACTCATCTACAATCAGCACTTGCGGGTGAGGGCCCGACACTGATTTCTCTGAGCCGCCAGTACGGATTTCAATACGAGATTTGTTGTTGAGTACTGTCTGTGTAACGCGGGGCTCCTGAGATACAAAGTGCTTGAAGTAGCTAGAGAAGATTAGCCCCTGAACTCCGTCCTTCTCTGCATTGCCGCTGAGGTACTTGTAGCCGTCTTTGGCCTGTCCCTCACTGCCTGCAACAGACACGATCCAAATACCAGGCTTGAATATCATTGTGGCCAACTCGAAGATGGCGTAGTTGAGTGTCTTGCCGCCGCCGCGCGGCCCTTGTGCTAAGAGAGTTGGATAGCGATCAAAAAAGGCATCAGCTATGAATTGGAATGGCGACTGGTGTGTGGGATCTGTTGGGTGTCTGGCAATCTTGAATCCCAGAACGTCACGAATCCAAGCAT